ATTTGGAACTTTGTCTTATCCATTGCCTTGATATTGTTTCGCATATTTGCTAAACTACCATTAGCAGTTTTAAAGGAGGTTTTAAAAGATGAACCGATTGCTCCACCTATCACTACACTCAATCCAAATGTTTTTAATGCCATTTTTAACCTTCCTTTTTACACTTTATATTTTTCAATATCAAGGCTACTTAGTAGCAACTATTATCGCTCTTGGAGTCTCTTCTTTTAGCTTTATGCTAAGAGGTGGCTTTGTAACTCTTGGCGAATCACTCCACACACTCTTTAGCAAAAAAAACAAACTCCGTTAAGTCCATCTCTATCTGGCTCTCATAAGAGAAGTGCAGATGATGACCAATTGAAGCCATCATCTTCATACACTCCTCCCACTCTATGACAAAAAATCCTGCAAAGCCTCATCAAGCTTTTTAAAATCTTGTGCAGAGAGTTCATTTATCTCATCTTCCGGCATCTCGCAAAGGTTTACAAGCATTGCAATCTCTTTGTCAAGCTCATCAGCTATACCGTTTACCAAACGCATATCTTTCACTTTAGGCTCACGCATCTCAACTTCAACACCACTGCTAAGCTTGATTTTTTTCATCTTGCTTTTCCTCTATGATTTTAAATTTCCCTTGAGCCTCTTTTTCGAGAAGCTCGCTTTCTTTTTTACTCAGTGTTTTTTCATCACCGCGACGCATGACAAGCAGATCTTTACCTGCTTTGTCTTTGATACAAATGTAGTGTGTAGCTGAAACTCTCATTACATCACCGCCGATCGAGTTGCCTCGTAAATGTCTTTACCACCGATTTTTGCGATGACGTTTTGCAAGTCGATGTCATACACCTCTTCACCGTCAAGGTTCAAGTTATAGACATTGACATACATCTTCACTTTTTGCGCGAACTCTTTACCATCCTCAAGAGAATCGACATCTACATCGAGTGAACCGCCGAGCGTCGCCACAAACTTTGAATTGGTATTATTTTTAAGATAATCACCTTTTACTTTTAAAGATGCTTTGCTTAGTTTTGAGGCTTCTTTTAGCATATCTGCATTAAAATCTGTCAGCTCACACTCAAACTCCATAGGCTCTAATAGTCCGCTATCAACATTGATGCCGTTGATGACATCCTTTTTTGTTTTTACCGATGGAAGTTTTACATTTTTAACTAACCCCAAAAGACCTAAACCACTTACAAAAAGATTGACTCTTTTCATTTTCCCTGGTATTAATGTAGCCATATCACACTCCTTCTTATGCTAATTTCTCATACACAACACTTGCGTATGCATCAACTCTATCAAAAGTCACTTTAATAAGCGCAGGAGATGGAGTCTCTTGTGCCTCTATAGTAAAGTAAAACTCACCATTTGTAATCGCTGTAGCAGTCGTTCTCTCTAAATCAAGATAGACTTTAAACCCAAGCATTACATCTGCACCGACAAGTGAAGCCATAAACGCTCTCAGGCTGTCAAGTGCAGCATCAAGAGCATTTAAGTCTTTATCAACCGCCCAAAAGATTCCATCTATAACCGCAAATGAAGCAAGGTCAAAGATACGAACACGCCTTGCATCTTGCCACACCGGATCGATGTCACATGTCTCATAGTTCCATGTGCGAATGCCAGTATAGTTGATGAAGCTAGTAATTTGCTTATCGTTAAGCGGATCTGTCTCGTCTTGAAAACCTGCCAGGAACTCACGAGGCGTTTTAACACCGCTTACAGGAATCACACGGTTTGAGATTGAGTAGCTGTACCCAATGTCTTTACTGCCGTCAATCGAAGCACGAAGATAAGCAAGCACAACAGATGCGCAGTACTCATCACTGGCATTAAGAACAGTGTTGTAATCCATAAGATTCGTAAACACAGGCGTAACACGACGAGAACCTAAAGCATCTCTTTTTGTAATGGCATCGGAGTTGTCTGTTGCATCAAGTGATACAAACGCACGTGCTTTGAGCTTGTCTGCCGTTGCAACGACTGCGTTTTGCACATCGATGTCGCTATCCCAATCACCAACACCGATGATGTCTGGACGAATACCGAAGATAGAAGGTGCAGTTGCAAGCACATTGACTGCATTGATCACATTACTCTTCTCTGTTGCAGCAGTAGCATCAACAGTTGCTACAGAAATAATTAAAGGAATAGTAAGACCATACTTATCCTCACCAAATTTTAAATACTTCAACATGTTTCCACCAGAAGCTGTTGCTATCTCAGCATCTGCCAAAGCGGATTTAATACTGTCAAAGTATTTAGTCCCTGATGTTACACCTGCATCTGCTGTCAAAACAAGTGCTAAAGGAATAACACTTGAAACACTAATAGGTCTTGCACCTGTACTTACGACGTCAACGACGACACCTCTGTTTAAACTCATTTCTTCCTCCTAAAAATTGATGTTTTCTTTCATTTTTCCGTAACTAAAATATTTTCTACCAAATGCTCTTACTGCTCTATAATATGAAAAAGCAATCACTCTGTAAAAAACAACTTTATACCACTTTGCACTATTTGCATCCATCTTCATAAACCTGTAAAATGTATCATCTGCTTTTTTCCTATCAAGCTCATCTCCTCCTCTCCAATAGTAGAAATCATGTTGGTTGCAACTCGCTCTAAATAAAAACTGAGGCGGCTTTATAAATCCACCTTTCCCGCCGCAACCGTTGCAGATTTTTGCTTTTTGCGCTGGTGTTAAATCTCTATAGCGAAGCATTTTTAAATCACTATTGCGTCTAATTCAGCTTGAGTAGTACAAGCTTTAATAGCATCACGAACTTTGACCATAGCACCCTCTTGCTGTGCTAAGTATTGCACTTTAGCAAGAATTGAAGCTACATAATTAGCTTTCGTTATGGTTCCTCCATACCCAGCCAATATACTGTCAATAATAGGAGTTGCTGCAGTATCGTCAAGATTATAGGCTAATGCCTCATTCTTTTTATCATCAAATGTTGCTATCTCGCTTTGTGGATATTGAGCTAAGTAGTTGTCATACTCAGCTTGATATTTGTCTTGTAAAGCTTTTATTTTAACTTGCTTTTGTTCGTTTAATGTTGGAGGTGTGGGCGCTATGAAATTAGTGCCGTCATACGTATCTCCAATGTTCGGTAATGTTTCTAAATTCGTTACATCAATCATTACGATAGAGCTGTCAAACTCTGGCAATACTTCATACTCAAATATTCCGTGAATTTTATTATCTACAATCTGTGCATATTTTTTCATTTTTTAAACCTTTTCAATTACATAGCATACGCCAGAGTAGCCATTTCCACCGTCAGTATATGTGCCTCCATCGCCTTGTCCTCCGCCTCCAGCACCATAACCTTGTCCACTTTGCCCTGAATATGAACCACCATTTCCACCTGCACCTGCACCTCCACCGCTTGGATCTGCACTGCCCCCACTGTCTTTACCTAAACCTCCAATGTACATATTATTTTTTGTAAATACAAGCAAATTCTCCAATGTAGAAATGTTATAGTTTCCTCCATTAGCTCTTGGATTACCACCACTGCCGCCGCCATTTACACCTACACCTCCAGTGCCGCTATCACCGCCTCCGCCGCCGATAGCACTTAAATAGCTTCCGAAACTTGTAGTCCCGCCAGTATTTCCATTATCAGTTCCTTTAGATGCACCAGCACCTCCAGCACCTATGCTTACTGTGACAGATTCGTCTTTTGTTAATGTAATTTTTTTTATTAATGCTCCAGATCCACCACCACCACATGGATAAGAGTAACTACCACTACCGCCACCACCGCCACCTACACAAATAACAATGTATTCTCCGGCGTATGGCGCAACATAATTAGTATCAGTAATTATTTTTGTTATTTTTACACCAAACGGGAAACCTGAATTACCTGAACCACCTATAAAATCTCTTAAATTACTCATTTTAATCTCCAATCGCCTTTACTATAAATAAGCTCAAAGCTTATATTTTTGTCTGTTACTTCCATCGTTTCATCTGCCGACCCCATTATAAGTTTTCCATTTCGCGCGACACTCAAGGAGTTTATGTCAAAAGTTCCTTTTAAATCAAGAAATCCAATAACATCATTTTCTAATGGGGTGGCAGTAAGCGTCACTGTGATGGCATTTGCACTTGTATCTGCTTTTATAAAGTCATTTGCACTCGCCGTGTAGTCACTTGTTATCGTTACAAAGTTCCAAGCTTTCATAGCATTGGTATCTACATACTCACGAGTTGCAAGTATGATTGCTGGGTCTATTTTAAGTTCAACAACATCAGCATTGCTTACCTCTATAATTATTCTCAGTAACATATCTTTAGCAGCGCCACTTGTAAAAACCGGTTTGTAACTATCTGGGTAATTCCCAACAGCTATCAAGTCACCGGCATCATCAAACAGTCCCACTTCTCGAACCGTGAAACCGCCAACATCCGAAGCGATGTAGCTCTCTGCGATTATCCAATTGCTTTGATCTACATCTACTCTTAAATCACTTATATTGCCGACCCACACTTGATTGACAAGTGCTGTCATACTCTCAACCGGTGTCACTGCATTGCCGTTGCCATCACCCACTGCTATCTGTGTAAGGTTAAGTGTTTGTCCTAATGCTGTAGCATTAGCAAGTTTTGCTTTTCCTATGTCCGTTAATATTGTGTAATATCCAGCCATTTATGCTCCTTTTGGAAATATGTATAATGTTTCAACACTTTGCAATGCTGATAAGTTTTTATTAGCTACAGGATGAAACTCTATCTCTGTAAGCTGATATGGATAGAGTGTTGCCATCTCTCCAATTTGTGTTGAAACTGCCGCAGAACACTTTGCTATTGATGTGAGATTTACTGTAATAGATTCTAAAACAGAGCGCACATTTTTTTTAGACAATGCAATATTTTCAAGTTTGAGTATCGTTGCTTCATCAACACCAACATCAACAACATCTATATCAACTTTAAAGTTATATGCACTTCCGTTATACTCAAACCACTCAGAAACTCTAGCATCGGAAGCAATAGATTTTATATTACCGACAACCGCAGATACAGTCCCTGCATATTGCATCGAATCAAATGCAGCACGAATCATCTTGCGAGCTATTTTGATTGAAACGCCAGATATGTCTATGCCACACTCCCATGCTAGAAAAGACAAAACACTCTCATGGCAATCTTGCGCATCTGTAGAGATAAGCCCCACGTCAAAACTTTGCAGATCTTCACGATGCATCTGCTCGTAACATCTCCAAAGCTCACTCATATATGAAGGCAGTAAACTCATCATACAGCTCCACTAAAATTGAGTGTAAGCGTTGATACGCGGATCACTTCGTTGGCTTGACACGCTATCGTCGCCGTAGGTGCTGTGAGTGTGATATCTTTAACCATTTTACTCTCAAGTAGTCCGTATATCTTAGGAAGTGTCAACTCTTTACCAAATATCAATGTATTTGCATCGATACGGCTCTCTATAAGTTCACGCACATTTTGCTCATAAGTCATATCGTAAAGCACGATATCAGCATTGATTGTTGCATCAATGATAGTTGCTGAGCTTACCTGCACACTGTCAGTCAGCGGTCGTACGCTCTCAACATTAAGTGCCTCATTAACCCTGTCTATCATCACACTATCTGCTACGCCGTCACTGCTTAAAAGATAGACTTTTACGATACCGGCAGTGTCATCGATTATGGTAACATCCTCAACACGCGCATCTGCACTCTTTGTGAAGTACTCGTACATCAGTTTAGAGCCGGCAGTAGATTTTCTCTCACGACTAAGCCATATACGCTCTCGGTATCTCTCATCATCTTCAACATTCGCACCATCATGATAGTTCTCGTTTTGAGTAGCAGTCGCTACAAATGGAAGCGGTGTGACAATCGTCTCAGTTTTAAGAGTGCTCGATTCCACAAACTCCTGCAATTCAACAACTCCGACACCAGATGTAGCACCGGCTGTAATTACGATATCACCCAAGAGCAGACCCACTGCCTCTTTTGTATCACTGAGTTGCAGTCCTTTTTTAAGCGTTACATCATAAGAGAGTGCAGCTGAAAGCGTGAAAGTAAAATCAGCATACGGCTTTGCACCTTCAAGTCTAAGTACTCCATAACGAGTAGCTCCAAGATGGTCAAGGTCACTTCCTTTGGCATATGCCAAAAGTCCGGCTTTAATTGCATTGTTTATGCGCGTACGAAGTAACTGCTCTTCATAAGCATCTGCCTCTATCATAGTCATAAGATCATCACTCTCACTTGGAACATACTGGATGCCTTTAGACTTTGCAATTGCAACAACACGAGCAAGTTTGCGTGCTCTGATACTCTCAAAGTCAAATACCTCTATAACTTTTGGTGCAGGTAGATCAAGCAGTTGCATTTATGTCTCCTAAATCTACACTCACATTTTTAAGTGTGTCGTTTTCTAAGTATTGTATATTTATAAAAACAGTATCGCTCGTAGAGATGCTTACATTTTTCACTACCACGCGTGGCTCATTATTTTCTATAGCCTCATAAGTGTAGTCAGAAGCCAACAGTACCCACTCATCTGTTACAGGTTTGTCGATAAGCTCAAATAGTTTTGAACCATAAGTCGGTTTGTTTACCCTTTGGATAAGTGGAGTAGATAAAATCCTTGCGATTGACTCCTCAGTGCTTATCTCTTGCCGTGTCATGCTCTACCTGCCCCGTCAGTTGTAGAGAAGTTTGTAAGACTTCCTTTTTTATCCGTTACACTCCCGCTTACTTTTAGATTGCCGTTAAGTGAAACATCCCCGTTGTGTGTAGTTGATGCCATAATCGTTAGATTATCAGCTTTTACAGTTGCGTTTTTACATGTAACAGCAATGTTTTTAACTGCGTCTATCTCAAGTGTTTTAGTAGATGTATCATAAGATATGCATGTTCCATCTTCAAATTCACACATCTCTTTTGTATCAGAGTAGCCGGTAGGCTCTTTAGCGCCTTTATTAAAAAGAGACCCTAAAATAATCCCAAAATCTGCTTCACCACCGGGAAAAAGCACAACCACCTGTTCACCTGGGCGAATAGGTGTAGCGCATCTTTTAAAGCTGTTAGAGTGTTGCATCATCGGCAAGAAGTCTGTAACTCTCTCCCCAACTTGCACACGCGCTAATACCAACCCCTCAGAGCTCTTGCTCTCAGTGATAGTGCCAAGCGATACAACATTGCTAAGTCTGCGGAGGATTTCTGCATTCATTTTTTATCTCCTGAGATATTTTTCCCAAAATGTTTCATAATAGTCTCTTCTAAAAAATAGATTCCACGAGTCCCTTGATGAGCACTCATCCCTATAAGTGCCGCTGTAAGCATATGATCAAGCCTGGCATACTCACAAAGAAAAAAGGTAACAATCCCTAAAAAACCAGAGATAATCAAATCTCCAATAAGTTCAGAAAAACTAAATCGCTTTAGAGTCCCGTCTTTGATTTTCTTTACATTGTTAGCAACGCCACCAAGCATAGCCATAGCAAACACCCACGCATATGTAATAAAACCATAATTTTCTGGTCCTTTATGTGGCATATCACATCTCCCATTCAGGCGCATCATACACCACCGTAAATTTCATACGAGTACCACCGTAAAGTTTGTCCTGGTGCTCAACCAATACTTCATCACCGTCAAAAGTTCTGTATTCATAAAAGTCATCACTCTCAGAGCCGATTGCATGGAGCACATCACTCATGACACTTCTAAGCATTTGCATTGTTGTATCTTTGTCACTCACAAGTACATCTATCTCTATCTGCAGCCTGTAAGTACAAGACCCACTCACACCATTGTCTGCACTGCTTCCAGTGTCGCGAACAACAAGTGCCGGCATATCTTTATCTTGCAGTTTCGACATGGTCCATTCATCAACTTTTACAATATCATTCTCATAGCCATTTGCAATGGAAATCTTTTGTAGTCTTGTTTTAATAATATCTACAATCTCTTGACGACGGCTCACGGTCTATCCTCACTTAAATACAATTTTCTTACACCGCTTTGTGGCGGGTCCATCTCTATTACAAAATAAGTCATATTGTTCAATATCAAAGAATCACCATGACTCATGTTTGCAACATCATTTGCTTTACATGTAACACTTGGCACTGAAGCACTCACATCACTGTCAAGACCACTGTCAAAGACAACATCATCTTTCTCATCAAAGTAAACAGATATAGCGTCTCCATTCTCAAGGAGTGCTGTATCTGTAAACTCTGCATCGTTAAAGAAAACATCTAAGTCTTTTGTCATTTGGTCTTTAAAAGACATCTATCTATACTCAATCCCTACAAGTACAGTGCCTGCAACATTTGCAGCTTTCGTGCTTGTTGCAATACCGGCAACAGCAAACTTATCACCTGAACCATCACCATTGCTATCACTAGCAGTAGTAATAACTCTGTTTGTGTGATCAAAATAAACTTTATCACCAATTGCAATAGCATCTGCAGTCGCTGCATTGATCTCATAAATTCCTTCGACTTCAAGAGCAACAACTTCTCCTGTAAGTCCTGAAGTACTCGCGATACCTATCATTGTAAGTCCCAAAGGAACAACTGCTCCAACATTAACTTTTTTTGTTAATGTAAAGTCAATTTTTTTACCCTCTTTATATAAAACAGCCTCTTTTGCCATAACTTTCTCCTTTTATTTATTATGCGCCAGCATTTTTGTAAAGACCACGGAAGTCTTCAGCATATACACCAAAATCAAATACACACTCAAATGTAACACCACTTAAGTTTCTATCTGATTCACGAACAATTGGTTTGCGACCTGTGCCTTGTAGATAAAGTACTTTAATAGTACGACGAGGTGCAGCCAAATACCATGGAGTTGCTTCAAGCTCACTATCAACAACAATCTCTAAAGTATTTCTATGAACATTTACAACACCGCTATTGCTAGATGAAGGATCAGATTCAGAGTGAAGCAACTGAAGTGCTTTTGTTTCATTCTCAGGTGAAACCAAAAGATACTTAGGTGTAATGTTGAGTTTTACACCGTCTTCTTCTTGACGACGCATTTTTGTGCGTGCAGATGTCAGTGACTCAGTTGCAATTACAGCACCTGTTGCATCATAGTTTCTATGTGTAGCTGCATCAAAGATAGGCTTACCATCTGACATTTTGTACTTAGCAAAATCGCCACGACCTTGAAGTAAGTCATATACGATACTATTTGCACTACGACGAGCCATCGCACCAAACTCTTCAAAGAATTTTGAAAATGCACCAAGGTCATCATTGATAAGCATCTGACGAGTTACACGGAACTTCGCTCCGTAGCTCTCAAGCTTAAAAGTTTCACCGTTTTCACCAAACTCAATGTTTTTAAGCTCACCGTTTTCTGCTATCTTTTGTAGCTTACCACCTGTTTGCATATGTGCTGCGACACCTTGTTTGAAGTCTCTAACATCAACGGCTTGTGTCCAAACATTGAATGTACCCTCAGCTTCACTAAAAGCAGTATCAAGCATTTTGTTTGCAACATTACTAAGCAGAACAGGAAAATCACTTGTACTCATCGCTCTTTGAATGAGCTCCTCTTTGTCAAATCCGTCATAAGCTGTAATTGCACGCGCAATCTCCAACATTGAAGCACTGACAAACTTATGAGCATCAGCATGTGGATTTTCAACCTTACCGCCAAATCTCATAATAAGACCCTGTGCAACAGCTCTTTTTATATCTCCTTCATCGCCCTCATTTTGGCGTTGAAAATTAACATCAGCCTGACTATTTGCTTTTGCTGCAAGTAAAGAGCGTGTGAATGCTACTTCATCCATTTTTGGATCATCTAAAGCACGATTGAGTTCCTCACCACTGATAAGCCCTGTATGAGCCTCTGCGATTGTACGGATAGACTCGCGTCTCTGTAAATCTGCAAGCTTCTCCTCTGCTTCTTGTTTCTCCGCTGCAACACGCGCAACCTCCTCGTTTACTTCATCAATCTTACGATTGATCGCATCTTGATCTGCACCACCTGATTTTAAAGCATCAAGCTCACGGCGTAAAATCTCCAATTTGTCCATAATATCTCCTTCGTTAAAATTTTCACTTCGACCTATCCCAGCTTTTGGGTCGGCACCTATATCTACCAATGAAGCCTCTTGAAACTCC